CTTCAAAGGCAGTCCGGTGAGATCATCAGTCCAAGTCATGGTCACTTCTTTTTTACTATTCAAAAGCGGTATACCAAATTTAGGATGAGACTTCACAGCGCCAGTCATCGCTTGCACTAATTCGAATTGATCATGAGAAAGCGCCTCTTTTCCGGTGTTTTCCATCAAAAAAGCTTGATACTCTTTTGACCGTTTATCTTTACGCATGCCTTCAGGTACTACGCAATAGGTAGCATCGAAAATATGCGGCTGTAAAACTAAGTCATGAAATGCGCTGCCAACTAGTAGCGACTCGCTCTTCACTGGCTTTTCTTTTGTCCACGCAATCGCATGCCCAAGGGAGTGTCGTAATACGTTTTTTAAGAACGTAGACGAGTATCCTTCGGTTTTGCTGCTGTGGTAATGGTCATTGGGTATGTTTTCGATTACAGTCATTTTATTTCCTCTTTTCTTTGTTCCCATTGCGCAATCGATTCCTTTAATCTTGCAATGTCGTTCTCGTATCCATCGGCCTTAATGAATGAATGCATTTCAATATAGCTTTTTAAACTATCAATATGAGAATCTATTGTTTTAGCTAGTAACTCTTTTGCCACTTGTTCAAGCGTTGTAAAATCGTTCATTCTCCACACTCCTTTTCGTGTAATCGTTGTTGATCGCCATGATCTGCATCAATTTCTTGCCTGCAATCGTCGCAGAATTCTCCGGTTTCCATGGCGCACTCACCTATCTCATGGCGATCTTCGGCATCAAGGCATTCGTCGCATGATTCGCAATGGTATTTTACCCATGAGGTTTCGTGTACGGATTTGCCGCATTCTGGACAGCCCTCCATTAATCGTTCCCAATTCATAATCTATATCCCTTCATTGCCGTTTGTTTGTTTTTACGTTCCACAATGTCTACACGTTGCTCAATTTCTGATATATGAGCGCCGCAATCGTAGGATTGTGCCAGTAACTCCGCTTGCTGTTTTGTGTCGCAATATTGCACAGAATAGCTTTCGTCATATGGTAAAACGCACCAGTATTTTTTAGTTTTGTTTGTCATCTTGTTACCTCTTTGAAATCAAACCCAAAGACACACCATCCAAATTTATCAGAAAGATAATCAGCGCCATCAAGACAACAATTAAAGTCATCCGTGACAGTTATTTTTAACTTCTTTGGTAGTCTTACCCTCTGGCCGTCGGTGTCCCAGTTAATGTTATAAATTAGGTATGTTTTCATGTTAAATTCCTTTCACAAAGTTGGGAGCTTTTTTAGCTGCGCCGTTTTTTGGTCTTAATCCCACAATGACTCCAGCAGGGTCTAAGAATCTCAAGTCGTGTAAATCGCCGTCTATAACTTTGATTCCCATGTATTCACTCGGTAAGTTTTTACTAGCAAACACCATTGCAACATTTCTGCCATGACTTAGATTGTTTTTAATCTCATTATCCGGTGTTTTTTCGTTAACCGAGTAAGTTAGCTTGTAATTACTTGGCAGCGATTTGCTGGGCCTTATTCGATACAATGCTTTCGTGTAGTCATAGAAAATTACTTCTGGAAATTCTGTGAATACCCATGGCGAACATTTTTCCCAAAGAAGATCCGAGCCGACGTTTAGTCTTATGGCCAATGTCTTGCCGAGCCTTTTCGCTTTTTTGAGCGCTGCTTTTAACTCTTTTCGAAGTAACTCACAGAAAAGATCATAATTCTCAAAGAATAGCTTGGTACGCTCAATTTTAGCGTCTTGAGATACCTTGAATTTATTCATGCCTGAACTATTCACACAAGGCTCGAAACACTCACCACGCCACAAGCAAACCTCATGGCCGGATTTGTTACCCTCTGCGAACGATACACCCATGTTTAGATATTGCGGCAATGCTTTATCGAGCTTTTTATTTGAAGTTAATAATTTCATTAAATCCCCTTTACTGCCTTTTATTGGCCAGTGATTCGGTTTTAATCTAGTCCGTGATATCAGTCAAGGAAATAATTTCCTTATTGATGCCACCGATATAATATCGATGACATCTAAAGAAAATCAGGCCTTATGCAATAACGCTTGTTTTGGTTTCCACAGCGTGGTCAATAACTTCGGTTAATTGGTCAAAGTAAATGCCGTCTGCAATTTGTTTGCATGATTTGCCACGTATTAGGTGTACATCATACAAATCAGCTCCGGTTAGCCTTACTTCCACAATGCCTTTAAACAATGCGCCGGACACTCTAAAGCGTAGGCCTCCACGAAAGTTTTCATATGCGACCAAGGCCTGCCAATCCCTAGCACCCCAAGACCATACTATTGGAGCGCCATGCATGAATAATTGCTTTCGTATTTCTAATGCGATTAATTGCTCTTCACTCATGGCTATACCCCTTAAAGATAGAATCTACGGCCTTGATAGCTATTACCATTACAAAGAATATTGACACGGTATAGCATAGCAGCATTTGGTTATTGATCTTTGCTAGTAGCGAAAGACCGGACATAAGCGATGCGAACTGTAGATAGTTCATTGTTTCCTCTTTTCTGTTGTTTGATGGATTAATCCCATCACTAGACACACTGCGTTAACAATGTGTCCATGATGATATTAAGCGCTGATATACTCTCCCATGTATTTGGGTAGTTTTTTGCCATTGACTTGTTTTGTCCGGTAGGTTTTTCCCAAGTCTTTTTCTAGCTGGGAGATTTTGGCGAATAGTTCAGGCCTTAGCTCTGCAGCTTTTTTATGCTCTGCTATTCTGCCATTGACGCAGAAAACACACGACAGGCGAGAAAATCCCATAGAATACATTTTGTGGGGTCTTTGTCCTGCATCTCGTATTTCCAAGAAAACCTGGCTATCGGTATAGTCGAAAATCGGTAGCCAATCGGTTATCTTATGGCTTGGATGCAATCTATTGCGCTGCATCTTGGACTTAGCCAATGGCCGCTTTTTGGCCCTGCGCTTAGACTCGCTCGCTCGCATGCCTGTAGCGTTTATAGCAGTATTAAATCCGTGTTTATACATGTAGTCATGAATGAATGCCTCAATCGGTTTAGTCTTGAGGAAGTCTGTGCAAAATTGCTGTCTACCGGATGGTAGGCGTTTATATTTCTTGGACATCTCGAAGAAGTCCATGTCTGACTTAACTACATGGACAGGAAGTCCGAAGGAATTGGATTCAATCCAATGGTGCATCGGTTCCCATTCCATCTCTCCAAGGTCACTGTGGACTAGTACTAGCTTATCCTTAAGGCCTAGCTTAATGAGCTTGGCCAACATTGCTTGGCTATCCTTGCCGCCGCTATGGCTAACAAAGATTACGTCGGCATTGTTTACTATTTGCGGTATCATTTGCTTGTTCTCTCTCTCTATCAGGCATTTGTTGCTCTGATAAGGCACAAGTATACTTGCCCAAGTGATCAGTCAAGGCAAAAAACAGCATATTCTAACTTTTTCTTGTCAAGCAAAAAATGCATTGACTGTCATTTTTATTTGCTGGCTGGAATTTACCGGAACAAATGCCCCATTGGGTGAGTAAGTGTGGGAACGTTCTCTATAGAGCATTTGTGAGCTTGTAATGGGAGAATAGATGCGCGCTAGGTAGCCAGCATGGTGTAGAGTATAATTAAGATATGAAAAGGAACGAAATACTCAAGCGGAGAGAAGAGTTCAAGGATGAGATTTTTGCATTAATGGTGCAGGGACATAATGCGGCAGATATTGCAAGGAAACTTGGAAGCAAAAGACAATACGTTTTAAAGCTCTTAAATAGATCGATTGAAGAGTATGGCAAGGGATTGAGCAACGTTGCAAAGGTACACGCTGCGATTGATCTGGCGAGACTAGAGAAGGCGATTAAGGCGATTAGCGACAAGGTAGACGCTGGCGATAAGTACGCAATCGAAACGATGATCAAGCTATTAGATCGCAAGGCCAAGCTCTTGGGACTGGACAAGCCAACCAAGGTCGACGTTAGTGTACAAATGTCGTTGAGCGCATTGGTCGCAGGCTCATTGGACACGGCAAGCGATGCAGCGATTGAAGTGAACAGCACCATTGTAAACGATGCACCAGACGCGCTGCCCGATCAGTCCTAATGGCGTGTGTCAGACTAATTGCGTCAATTAAATAAGCATGCTTAGTTACAGCGAGGGGGTGGGGAGGAAATTTCTGGGGCCCCTGAAACGATGAGAGAGGTCCCTCCCCATTTCCACACATATTTTCCCATAACTAACCTGACAAAAATTATAAACTATTTATACAAAAGAGTTCATCAGACTTCATTATGATTACTTATGAACTATCATTAGGTTTATTAATTTGACTAACATTCACCATCCCCCCTTATAATCCCCTTAAGCAAGGAGCTATTACTCACGCTTTAAGCGCGTTCGTAATTTGATTTGTCTTTTAAACTCAAGTGTTCGTTTAAAAACCAAACAATCGCATCTTTCTTTTTTTTTCTGTTTTTTTTCTTTGAATCACCATACGCTGGTCTTACGCATGGATGTGAACAAGCAAGCTATGGATAGAATACGCAGGTGGAGGCAAGATCCTGTGGTATTCGTGAAGGACTGCTTTGGTGTTGATCCTGATCCCTGGCAATTAGATGTCCTTAGAGCATTCCCGGTAAATCGTCGTATTGCAATGAAAGCGTGCAAAGGACCGGGCAAATCCTGTGTAATGGCATGGTTATCTTGGAACTTCTTAGCAACCAGACCTAACCCCAAAATTGTCGCCACATCTATCTCTGGAGCTAACCTTCAAGACGGTCTATGGGCAGAAATGGCTAAGTGGCAGGCTAAGTCTCCTTTTCTTACTCAAGCCTTCGAATGGAAAAAAGAAAGCATCACCCCTCGCCAGAAGCTCCCTGAACATAACGACTGGATGATGGTTGCTCGTCAATGGTCTGCATCAGCAGATGCATCTCAGCAATCCCTAACCCTAGCCGGTAAGCATGCCGATTATATGCTTTTCGTACTAGATGAGGTTGGAGGTATCCCTGATGCCGTAATGGCCGCTGCAGAAGCTGCCCTAGCCTCTGGTGTTGAATGTAAGATCCTTATGGCCGGTAACCCTACTCACCTAGAAGGGCCGCTATATAGGGCATGCACATCAGAACGCCATATGTGGCATGTAACAGAAATTACTTCAGATCCTGATGATCCCAAGCGGACACCACGGGTTAGTGTGGAGTGGGCTAAGGAACAAATCGAAAAATATGGAAAAGACTCCGCATACGTCTTGGTCAACGTCTTCGGTAAATTCCCGCCCACTTCCCTAAACTCCATTATTGGTCCTGATGAAGTGTCAGCTGCAATGAGAAGACACCTTCGTGAAGACCTATACAATATGTCTCAAAAGAGACTAGGTGTAGACGTAGCTAGATTCGGAGGAGATAGAACCGTTATATTCCCTCGCCAGGGCCTAGCAGCATTCAAACCTGTTGAGATGCGTGATGCTCGTACCAATGAAATAGGCGATAGAGTAATAGCACTTAAAGACCAATGGGGATCAGAAGTGGAGTTCGTAGACGATACAGGGGGATACGGAGGCGGTGTCGTAGACTACATGCAAATGACTGGATATCAGCCAATTCCTGTTAACTTCTCCTCAAAAGCAACCGACCCTCGTTACTTCAATAAACGTGCTGAAATATGGTTCAAAATGGCTGAATGGATTAAAAAGGGTGGAGCATTACCAAATATCCCCGAACTAGTTAAAGAGATCTCTTCTCCTACCTACACATTCGTTAACGGTAAATTCCAACTAGAAGCCAAAGACCAAATCAAAGATCGCCTAGGATTTAGCCCTGACTATGCAGATGCCCTAGCCCTTACCTTCTCCCAGCCAGAAGCTCAAGCAAGAAGACACGCTCCAACAGAACGATTCAATAATATGAACAATGAGGTTCTACATGACTTCGATCCTTTCGATACCTCAAATCTCAGATAAAGGTTACGTCTTCCTAGAAGAATCAATCGATAGCCTAGTTAAAGACATCATCCCACTTGCTATTCAGAACTACCAAGAAATGGGAACTCATGTTGATAAAGTACCACTTAAACCCAATTTCGATGGGTATGCAGCCCTTTATAACGCAGGAAAGCTAAAACTATTCACCATCAGAGATAAAGACAATAACCTACTTGGGTACAATGTCTTTTGCCTATTTATGCACATGTATCACATGGAAACACCGATGGCCCTGCAAGATGTGACCTACGTTCACCCAAAGGCTAGAGGATGGACAAGCATCTCGTTTTTAAAGTGGTGTGACAAGAAATTGATTAATTTAGGAGCTAAGGTAATATTGTATCATGTGAAACCCGACAAGCGAGACTTCGGGCCTATCCTAAATAGAATGGGCTACTCCTTGGTGGACCACGTTTACGCTAAATGGATTTTAGACGATAAGAAGGATTTTTAAATGGCATCTTCAGGAATACCAATTATCTCAACAGTTGCCTCTCTCTTCGGTGGAAAAACCAAAGAACAAGAACTTGCTGAGCGTCAGATGGAAGAGTCTAAGAAGGCTATGGACCGTCTAGATGCAGAACGACGCGCTCAAGAACAAAAGTACCAACAAGACCAAGCCACAGCAGCAATGAAGGCACGACGAAAACAAAGCATTCTTTCTACTCAAGGCACCGGCCGGAAAGATACGATCCTTACTTCTCCACTCGGAGAAGTTTCTTCAGCTGCTCCAACTTCTAAACCATCAATCTTAGGCGGATAAATGGCTGAAAAATATACTAAGCGAAGAAAATTCGAAGTACTAAGATCTCAACTAGAAATTGAAAGATCTTCTTTTCTTTCTCACTGGAGAGATCTTGGTGACTTCGTTCTTCCTCGTAGACCTCGATTTCAAGTAACAGATACAAATCGTGGCGACAGACGAAACCAAAAGATTATTGATTCAACCGCAACACTTGCCGCTCGTACTCTAAGATCAGGCATGATGGGTGGTATCACATCTCCTGCAAGACCTTGGTTCAGACTTACAACTCCAGATCCAGGCCTTGCTGAGTTTGGTCCAGTTAAAGAATGGTTGTACCTAACTGGAACTCGGATGAGTACCGTCTTTCTACGCTCTAACGTATACAACGTCCTTCCAATCATCTATGGTGACATAGGTGTCTTCGGTACTTCTGCTATGCTAATCGAAGAAGACTTCGATTCAGTCCTTCGCGCTCATCCGATTCCAATTGGGTCTTATTGTATTGCTAACAACTACAAACTTCGAGTTGATACATTCTATCGTGAACTGCGCATGACAGTTAAGCAGCTCGTAGAACGATTCGGAAAAGCAAAAGAAGACGGAGAGATTGATTGGTCTAACTTCTCTACACATGTGAAGAACATGTACGATCGTTCTGAATACGAATCATGGATTGATGTTCGTCACTTCATTCTTCCTAATGAAGACTACGACATGGAGAAAGCTCCATTAGACTCTAAGTTTAAGAAATTCAAATCTGTTTATTATGAATCAGGTGGTCTTGCTAATTCGTCTAACTATTTAATAGGACAAGATGGCGATAAGATACTTAGCGAAAAAGGTTATGACTTCTTTCCAGTGTTATGTCCACGCTGGGAAGTCACTGGCGAAGACAGTTATGGAACAGACTGTCCTGGCATGGTTGCTCTTGGTGACATTAAGCAACTACAACTAGGCGAGCGAAGGATTGCTCAAGCCATTGAGAAAATGGTTAATCCTCCTATGGTCGGATCCACATCCCTTCGTAACGTGAAAGCGTCAATTCTTCCAGGTGGTATCACCTATGAAGACACGAGGGAAGGCAATCGTGGATTCCGCCCCGCACACGAAGTCAACCCTCGTGTAAATGAACTAGAGTTAAAACAGGATCAAATTAGAAATCGTATTCGCAGAGCCTTCTTCGAAGATCTTTTCTTGATGCTTGCTAATGATGATCGTTCTGGAATTACCGCTCGTGAGATCAATGAACGACACGAAGAAAAGCTATTGGCTCTTGGACCTGTGTTAGAACAATTGAATCAAGACATGCTTGATCCATTGATTGATAATACGTTCTATTACATGGACAACCAAGGATTAATCCCACCACCACCTCCAGAGCTTCAAGGCATGCCACTTAAAGTGGAATACATTTCTGTAATGGCTCAGGCTCAGAAACTTGTAGGTATTGCTGGTATTGAACGATTCATGGGATTTGTTGGTCAGGTAGCTGCATTCGATCCATCTGTTCTTGATAAGGTTAAGACAGATCAAGCCGCAGATGTGTATGCAGACCTAACAAGTGTTGTTCCAAGTATTGTACGATCTGATGAAGAAGTTGCTGCAATGAGAGAACAACGAGCGCAAGTACAACAACAACAAGAACAAATGGCAATGATGCAACAAGGAGCCTCTACTGCTAAAGATCTAGCTAAAGCAGATATTGGCGAAGAAGAGAACGCTCTTAGTGCATTATTGAAACAAGCACAAGCAGGGCAAATATCGTGATGAATTTAGGCGATGAAGCACAAGTTAAAAGAAGAGACAGTGCTGTAAAGCGCAAGGAAGAGTCTTATACTGAAGATTTAAGAAACGTTTTGAACCACGCCAGCGGTAGGCGAGTCTTGTGGAAGATCCTTGATGATTGCGGAGTCTTAAGGAACTGCTTCGTTGAACACTCTAGTAGGCTTACAGATTTCTTACTAGGTCAAAAGAACTTGGGCTTAAAGCTCTTGGCTGAGATCTATGAAGTAAATCCTGATGCTTATCTTAGAATGAAAAAAGAAAACGAAAGCGTAGAACAAGAAGGAGATAAAGATGTCTGATGCTGTAAACACCCAAGCTCAACCTGAGGCAAAGCCACAGGAACAAGGCACTGGGACAGTAGAAGCGGCTGCTGCACAACAACCACAAAAGCAAACACTTTTGTCAGAAGGTGCTGCAGACAGTAGTCCAAAAGCAGAACCACCTGTCCAGGCACAACAATCGGAAGTTAAGTACGATCTGAAACTGCCGGAAGGTTCTTCTCTAGGAAAGGAGCATGTTGATTCAGTTCTTGCCCTTGCTAAGGCAAAGGGTCTTAGTCCTGAACAAGCTCAACTAGTCCTAGAACAGAAGAGTGAGGCGGTTGCCAGTTTTGCCAAACTACAACAAGAACAAGCCGACGCTCAAGCCACTCAGTGGTATGAGTCACTCAAAAAGGATCCTGCCTTCGGTGGTGAAAACTTTACTAAGAACGCCACAATGGTAGCATCTTATATGAGGAAGGCTTTTTCGCCAGAGGTTCTAGATTTCTTAGATAAGTCAGGTTTGGCTAACCATCCTGCTATTGTTAAAGACATCTTGAAGCTCGCACAGGCTGGAGCTAGTGATACGTTTGTTCATGCAAAACAAACGCAGCAAGAGCGTAAACCAACTTGGGCAAAGATGTATGGGGAAACAACTCCTGGAGAGCCAAGTTAAGACATGGTGTCTTATTTGAGTTACCAGGTTAATTTAAACAATGGAGTGATTAAATGGCAACATTAGGCGCTTACGTCTTGACGCTTGCGGATTTTGCAAAGCGTTTGGGACCAGATGACAAGGTGGCTGACATCATTGAGATGCTGTCACAAACGAATGAAGTATTACAAGATATGCTCTGGAAAGAAGGAAATCTTCCTACTGGACATCGTACAACTATCCGTACTGGATTGCCAACTGTAGCATGGCGTTTGCTTAACCAAGGTGTACAACCTTCTAAAAGCACGACTGCTCAAGTTGATGAGCAATGCGGTATCTTGGAAGCTTGGTGCGAAATTGATAAAGACCTTGCTGAACTTAACGGCAACACCGCTGCGTTCCGCTTGTCTGAAGCAATGGCATTCATCGAAGCTATGAACCAAGAAATGGCTAGCACTCTCTTCTACGGAAATGCTTCTGTATCTCCTGAAGAGTTTACTGGTCTTGCTATCCGTTACAGCGCTACTTCTGCAGCTTCTGGACAAAACATCGTCCTTGGCGGCGGAGCTGGTTCTGACAACAGTTCTATCTACCTCGTTGTTTGGGGTGAGAACACTGTTCACGGTATCTATCCTAAAGGATCTAAAGCTGGCTTGAGCCACTTCGATCACGGTCTAGTTACTGTTGAAACATCTACTGGTATTGGTGGAACACGCCTTCGTGCTTACCAAGACCAATTCCAATGGAAATGTGGCGTTGCTCTTAAAGACTGGCGCTATGTTGTTCGTATTCCGAACATCGACATTTCTAACCTTGTTGCGAAGTCGTCTGCAGCTGATTTGTTTGATCTTATGATCAAAGCAATTCACCGCATTCCTTCTCTCAAGATGGGAAAACCAGTGTTCTATATGAACCGTTCTTGCTTCCAAATGCTTGACATTCAAGGTCGCGATGACGTTGTAACTGGTGGCGGATTGAAATTTGAGAATGTAGCTGGAATGATGCAATACTCTTTCCGTGGCATTCCTGTACGCATCTGTGACGCTCTCTTAGAGAACGAAGCAGTTGTATCTTAATGAAAGGAAAATAGACAATGTATCTTGATTCACAATTGTTATTCAGTGATGCTCAAGCCGTGTCTGCAGATGCCGCTTCTACGAACATCGTAGATCTTGGCGTTGCTCGCAATCTTTTCGATGGAGAACCTCTAGCTGTTGTTCTCATCGTTGACGTTGCTGCAGATGGCACAACCACAGATGAAACTTACGAGTTTCAAATTGAAACGGACGATAACTCTGGTTTCAGTTCTGCAACAGATCTTCTTGCACACTCTATTGGGTATGCAAGCTTGACTGCTGGAAGCAAACACGTTTTGCCAATTCCAGTTGGTGCAGCTGTTGAACGTTATCTTCGTGTATATTACAACGTAGGTGGTACTTCTCCATCCGTGACTGTTACTGCATTCTTGCAGCCTCTCAGCATGGTTGATAAGTATAAAGCTTACGCTGATAACATCACTATTAGCTAATAATTAAAAAGGGGTATGAAGATGAAAGTGAAAGCGAAACAACTTGGATATTACGACCATAAACGAAGACAAGAAGGGGTTGTGTTTGACTTGCTAGACAAGAAGCACTTCTCTAAAAAATGGATGGAATGGGTAGACGACGACTCTGTCGAAGTTGAACACGTTAAACCATCTGCTCGTCCTCGCAAGAAAGACGTAGTAGAAGCTGTTACTGAGTAACTAGATTCTGGTGGGGTGGTTCTTGATAATCACCTCACCCATACTTCTTAAAGAAACAGGAGATATATAAATGGCTACAACAGCAACAATTTCAGAGGTTAAAGCATTTGGTGCTAAATCTCATACGGTATCTTGGACGCTTGCTGCTGGAGAAACAGGAGATGCTGTTGAGTTTCCTGGTTCTATCACTAAGAGCGTACAATTTACTGGAACATTCGGTGGAGCAACGGTTGTTCTTGAAGGAGCAAACGTATCAGGAACATACGCAACACTTACAGATGGAGATGGAAACTCTATTTCTAAATCATCTGCAGCACTAGAAACAGTATACGAAAACACTCGTTACGTTAGACCAAAAGTTACTGGTGGAGATGGTACAACTGCAATCGTTATTACGATGCTTGTAAGGAGAACAGGATGAGCGATCTAATTAAAGCAGGACAAGATCTAAAGTCTTTCTTGAATAAATTTAAACCATTATTTGATGCTGCTGAAAAACTTGAAGCAGTTGGTTCTCTGCAACAAGCAGAAGCAGAATCTAAACTTGGAAAAGAAAAAGCCAAGAAAGAATTTGAAGATGCCAAGGCTGAAGTTGCTGCCAAGAAAGCAGAACTAGAAGCTGTTAAGGCAGAGATGGAAGCTGCAAAAGCACAGATGAAAGCATCAAAAGAAGAACATCTTGCTAAAATGAAAGCAGAACACGAAGCAGCAAAAGAAGCTCACCTTGCTGAAGTTAAAGACAAAGAAGCAAAACTTGCTGAAGTAAAGGCTAAGGTTGATGCTCTTAAGGCTGAACACGCTAAAGCAATGGCTGATATTGAAGCTGCAAAATCTAAGCACTCTGAGATCAAAAAACAAATTGAGGAAACCAAGGCTAAGGTAGCTGCGGTAAAGTAAAATGAGTTCAGGAAGGCCATCTGCTATAGCATTACTGGATGCTGTAACTGCTACAGGAGCTGGCCCTTCTCATTCATTATGGGGTGATGAAAAGTCATTTCAGGTTTCTCATAGCACATCTTCTGGAGCTGGATCTGCAACTGTTATAGTTCAGGTTAGCAACGATGGATCTGCTTGGATTGATGCTGCTACATTCACATTGACTCTGTCTTCTTCTGTTGGAACCGAAGGATTTACAAGAAACGGTACATGGAAGTTTGTTAGGGGATATGTCTCTGCAATAAGCGGAACGGATGCGCAGGTTACACTTACTGTTAGTAATCTAACGAGGTAGGATAATGCCAGTTTCAATTAACGAAGAACTGTTTACTGGTGGAGTTGCAGCGGATGATTATGCTGCCCTTCTAGCTGCCGTTGATGGTCTAGAGGGATTCGTTGATGGAATAGAAGGGTTATTAACAACTCTTAGTACAACATCTACAAACATACTCGCAGCAGTAGATGGTCTTGAAGGATTCACCGATGGCCTAGAAGGTTTTGTAGATGGAATTGAAGGCGAGCTTACAACACTCAACGCTAAGGACTTCGCAACATCTGCAAAGCAAGACACTGGCAATACATCACTCGCAACAATAGCATCAGGGATCTATACTGAAGGAGCGACAGACTCCTCAATAACTGGCGTTCCGGTTCTTTGGGAAGACACAAGCGATACATTAAGACCTGTTTCAGCAGCAAAGCCATTGCCTGTTAATATTGTTGCTGGGTCTGCAAGTGGTACTGAGTACACCGAAGGCGATACAGATGCATCAATCACTGGTGGTGCATTGCTAGTAGAAGAAACTGCAACAAGCACACTTCGCACTGTTCAAACAAAACTCTTAGGAACTCAACTCACATCATCTGACTATGGAATTATTGGTCAGTCAATTATTCATGGCCTTAGTTCTGCTGGTGGTGGAACATTCGTAGATGTTAAGGTGAACCCAAGTGGCTCATTAGAAGTAAACGCAAATCAAGGAACACACGACAACCTAAACGCAAACGCAAACATTCAGGTAGCTAATACTGATGTCAGCGTTAGTAATCCTGTGCCTGTTGAGATTGTTTCTAGCGTTAGAGAGATGGTAATAATTAATGCTATCTCAGCCACATCATTTGATTTAAATGCTGGTCCGTACTCCGTATCTAGTTCTATAGCAGACGATTACATTCTTGATCATATTCAATTTAATTTTAGCACTGCTGTATCAAGAACAATAACCGTTACTGCTCCAGACGGTACTGTGTTATGGTCTGAGACTGGAAACACGTCAACCAATGTTGTTTTAGAAGACATAGATAAAGGATTCAACGGTGGCGAGAACTTCACAATAGCAGTTACTCAAACCGCTGGAGCTTGTGCAATGGATGTTCTAGCCACTATAAGACAGGGTTCTACAACTTTGTCCGGTGGCAACACATATGTAACACTTCAAGGAACACAAGACGACGGAACAGTGGTAGACATACCAGTTACAAGTGAAGGACATCTTGAAGTAGCAATACATGGTCCACGACTTCCATTCGGTTCTATACACACCGAAAGCATGACTCCTGTTTTTCAAGTTGATGCAGTGTATGGAATCAATACTGCAACTTGCGACACTACGACTGGTCACTTAACTGGCGGTGTTACATCTGCAACAGTTACAGGGACAAACAACCTTTTTACCTGTTCAACAGGAACAACATCGCTTTCTTTCTCAACTCTTCAAAGTAGGGCACGACTCAGGTACAGAGCAGGACAAGGTGTTGTCGGTAGATTTACAGCACTATTTTCTGCTCCTGCTGCTAGTAGCATTCTTGTTGCTGGGTTTGGCACTGGTGAATCTGGCTTCTATGTTGGATACAATGGAACATCTTTTGGATTGCTTCACTCAACTGGTGGTGTGCGTGAGATTCAAACCCTAACGGTAACAACCGCATCAACGTCCACAAATTCATATCAGATTACACTTGCTGGAACATCTCATACTGTAACTG